TTGCCCTAGTCATCATAGGAATCGCCGCCGCGATAACCGCCGCAATCTTGATCTGGAAGAACTGGGACAAGATAATCCTCGCCTTGAAGAAAACCCTGGAAGTCCTCAAGGCCACTTTCAAGACCGTCTTCGACTTCATAAAAGAGATCGTCTCCAAAGTATTCGCCAAGATAACTGACCTATACAACTCCAAGTTGGGATGGCTCTTGCCGGGTGGCTCACTCATCAAAGCAATTTCATTCCTCGAAAACAACTGGAATGAGATATGGGATGGCATCCAGACCAAATTCAAGACCGTCACCGATGCCTTGGTCGCAACCTTCCAAAGCGTCAAGGGTACGATTCTTGGGATATGGGACGGCATGGTGTCCGGCATCAAGGGCGCGATAAATAGCGTCATCGGCACTATCAACGGATTTATCCAGCGGATCAACTCCATCCGGATTACCGTTCCAGGCGTAGATATTCCAGGGGTCGGGCGGGTCGGCGGATTCTCGGTCGGGATGCCTACCATCCCGGAGATTCCAAGTCTAGCCAAGGGTGGCATCGTCAACCGGCCCACCCTGGCGATGCTGGGTGAGTCCGGGCCGGAAGCGGTCGTCCCGTTGGGGCGTGGCCGCGGCGTCGGGATGACCATCAACCTGGTGATCAACGGGGACGTAAACGGCTTCGACGACTTCCAGCAAAAGGTGACCAGCGTGATTCGGGACGCCGTCCTGGGCGGCGGATTCTCCGGCGTACTGGCGAGGGCTTAGATGGTCGTTGCAACGTACAAGCTCCAGGTAGATTGGGCGAATGACGGATCGTGGACCGGGACAGGTGAGACGATAGACATGGGCCGGGTCCGCGGTATCACTTGCAGTTTCGGGAGGGACCGGGCGTCCCAACTGACCGGACGCTCAAAGGCGGGAAGCCTCCGGGCCACGCTAGACAACCGGTCAGGGGACTATAACCAGTTCAATTCTGACTCGCCCATATACGGCAACATCCTCCCAGGCCGTCCCGTCCGGCTTTTGGGGACATCGACCACCCAGTCCGATCAGGCCATATGGCAAGGCTACCTCCTCCGGGTCACGCCTCAAGTCTTCCTCGGCGGGGATGCCACGGCGATACTTGAGGCGACCGGGCCGCTCGGCCAGATCAACCTCGACCAGATCGAGGTGGCTATGGTCACGTCCCAACGCACCGACCAGGTCGTGGATGACATCCTGGACGCTGCCGGCTGGGGCGCCGGGAGTAGCTACCGGACTTTGGACACTGGCAAGACGACCATTACTCGTTACTGGAAGTCGGCCACCTATACCGTCCCGGCCCTCCAGGAGGTCGAGTCCACCGAGGGCGGCTTCATCCGGGAAGGGAAAGATGGAAAGATAATTTTTGACAACCGGACCCACCGGCTGGGAGGGGCGGCGCTTACATCTCAGGCCACCTATTCAGATGCCTCCGACGCTGCGAGGGTATATTCCGGCCTCATCATGGATGACCCGCTCCCGCATATCTTCAACATCTTTGAGACCGATGTCCAGACCTACACGACCGCCAGCGTGGCGGTATTGTGGACCCTCTCGGAGACCGGCGCCAGCTCCCCGTCCATCGCTCCCGGCGTGGCCCGGACGTATATCGCCCGGTATCCGACCACCGCCTCGGCCAACAACGCCAGGGGAGTCGCATTGTGGACGACCACGGCGGCAACCACCGATATGCTGGGGAATACGGCGGCGGACGGCTCCGGGACCAACGTCACCGCCTCCATCGGCATCTCCGTTAGCAAGTCCTCGGAAACGATGGACATCACCCTAACCAATAACGGGACGGTGACGGCATACATAACGAAGCTCCAGGCCAGGGGGACGGCCATCACGGCGGACGACCCGGCCAGCATCAAACAGGAGGACGCCACCTCCCAGACCGCATTCGGCAAGCGTACCTGGCCGAGCAAGACGAAATTTATCCCGGACAGTGGCGAAGCCCTGGACTGGGCCGACTATAACCTCTCGATCTACAAAGACCCGACCGCCGTCCTCCAGCTTTCCTATTTCGCCAACCGGGACACCAACGCCATCAATGAGATGCTGGACCGGGACATCAGCGAACGGGTGACGGTCGAGGCTGAGAACAATGCAGACCTCTCGATTGACCGGGACTTCTTCATTGAGGCGGTAACTCACCAGATCAGCGCCAACCGGCTCCACAAAGTGACATACCTCCTCTCGGACGCCGTCCAGTTTAGTGATTTTTGGGTCTTGAATACATCGGCCCTCGGAACCTCGACAAGGCTGGCATACTGATGGCAGATGATTACATAGTCCAGCACCAAGACCTCCAGCCGGACCCGTATCTGACGACGGTCCGGGGGATGTATATGCGGATGGGATTCGGCCCACTCCCGGACCCGACCGAGGACAACACCTCCGGCCAGGTCGCGGCCCGTATCAATCATGGCCGTTGGCTGGTCGATTGTCCTGGGTGCAATAGCGCCCTCGTCGTTGACCTCTCCCAGCCGGTCTTCATGTGCGTGGAATGCGGCAACGCCGCCAACGACGGGAAGTGGTTCAAGGTGACCGTCCCGACCAACCGGAAGGCCATCGAGGCCGAGTTATTAAAGCGGCCCTGGAACGGGCGTAACCCAGCCGAGGCGGTCAACCGTAATTGGGAGCCGGGAGAGACGGTGGCAACGCTGAAACAAGAAAACACCGAGCATGGAATAGGAGCTTAGAATGGCCTGGACGACTCCGAAAACTTGGGCATCTGGCTACGTGGTTTTGGCCGCAGATTTGAACACCCACTTAAGAGACAATCTCAACGTCACCGCTCCGGCTGTGCTGACTACGGCGGGTGATATCCTCTATGCTTCGGGAGCCAACACTCCCGCGAGATTAGCTAAGTCGACGACCTCCACCCAATATCTCGCAAATACTGGAACGAGCAACGCCCCAGCCTGGAACGAAGTGGCCCTGGCGACCGGAGTCAGCGGGACTTTGCCGGTCGGGAATGGCGGGACCGGAGCTACTACTTTAACCGCCAATGGGGCTTTGATTGGAAATGGGACTTCGGCCATAGCATCGGTCGATATGTCCACCAAGGGCGGATTACTGGTCGGGGATGGCTCCGGTAATCCTTCGGTCCTCGCTGTCGGTGGTACTGCTGACCATGTGCTGACAGTAGACTCCGGCGAGGCCACCGGGATCAAGTGGTCGGCGGTTGCCACCGTACCGGACGCCGCTACACAGGCGGAATTAGAAGCCGCGTCCTCTACCTCAACCTACACGTCTCCAGGGCGTCAGCAGTACCATCCTACGGCGTGTAAGATGTGGTGTTCCATAGAGATTACCGGCACTCTAGAGTCCCCGTCCTATAACGTGGCTAGTGTGGGCGATACCGGAACGGGAAACAGGGATATAAATTTCACGACGGCTTTCAGTACTGATACGTTTCCTAGTTGGGCGGCGTTCACCGTTAGTGACCAGGGCCAGAATAAATACATTGTGGCAACGATGAACTCGACCGGCGATATGAATCTAATCGTCCGAACGGACGCGGGAGGCCTGGACGATGCGGCGACGGCCCAGGGGTCTTTCGGAGATCAGACCTGATGGTTGTAACAATTTTACATCAACTTCCTTCCGGCGTGGTTGCCAGTTATCCGCCCAGTGCTGATCTGATGGCTCTGATGATGGGTGAGGGGCTGGGATGGGACGATGGCGCCATCGCTCGGGAGGTCACGTTACGAATGACTCCCGCGACACGTAACTCATGGCCGGGATATTCCAGGGCAATATCGGAGGAATGGGCGGCAGCAGTAGGGCGCGGCGGTCTAACCGAGGCGCAAGCCCTCGATTTATTCACCCGTTTTACCAAGGAGCGCCAGGGTTCATTGGCGACATTTCTAACTAATACGGACGATCTGCCAGACGAGTTTCTCAAGGATCGTTATTTTCGAGATGCCATTGTCTGGGACGATACGGCTCCCGCAAAATGCCGATGTAACATGGATGCATGTCGGGTCATCCATATGGACAAGATACGGTTAGCCAGGAACGCCGAGCTGGATCGAGAGGATGTCAACATGCTCCGGGCTATCGAATCTGGCGATACGTCGGAGCAATCGATCATATCCAGCAGAAAACAGGCTCTCCGGGATATTCCACAAACTTTCGACCTGACTACCGATAGTACATCCATACTCCAGGGACGATGGCCCTCGGAATTGCCAGCGCGGGAGTCCTAAGTGGCGGACCTGGCAGGGCTGGCCGAGATAGTCGGGCCAATCGGAGTCCTGGTGGTCGTCGTGGCCTGGGCTATCATCAGCCGGCGCCACGGCAACGGCAGTTCCGACCGTTACCAGGTCGTGGTCACCAAGTTGGATTCACTCCGGGACGACATCGGGGAGATTAAGACCGATGTCCGAGACCTCCGCGCCAACCTGGTCCGGCACCTGGAGGATCACGCCAACGCTTAGATAGAATTCCATCTCATCTCTTTCACCTCCTAGGAGCGGCCCCGGCGGATTCGGCACCCACCGGGGTCGTTGCTATTTGGCGTCATCCAATATCAACGAGTTTTGCAAATTGGTATAGAAAAAGCTTGACAGTTTATGGCGGTGTGCCTTATAATATACATAGTCAATCAAACAGGAGGAAATCAACCATGACGACAACCATCAGCATCCCCGAGGGAACCATCGTCGGACGGATGACCGGCGACAAGGTGACTCCGGTCACCCTGGCCGGGAGCGTCTACGTCGAGGCATACCGCGACTATGACGGGTCGTGGGTCTACAGCGTCGGCAAGCAACAGTACTGTTGCGCTGGAGGACTGGCGACAGTCCTCGCCTAAACGGTGAGCCAGCCCTTCGGGGCCGTAACCCACAACAAGAGCCGGTGGCAAGTCCGGCCAAACAGAGGAGGAGGAGACGAGATGCTAGGAAACATTTACTGCACCATCCACCGGGACACCGTCAGAGAGGTCAACGTCATCGTTGGGGAGATAACCGAGGAACAACAGAAGAAGCTAGAACGGAAAGTCAGCCGCGCCATGAGCGCAGGACTCCAGGTCGAATGGCCGGACGGATCGCGCCAGTGGATCGACATCCATCCGCTCTACAACTTCAACGAGTCGGCGGCATCTGGGTACACTTGGGACGCCAGTGGCGACCGTATCAAATGCGAGTACATCCGAAACACTCTAGCAAGCGACGGCGACACAATCTCCAAGGAGGTCATCAAGACCCGGTTCGTAAATTACGACAAAGCCTTCGCATAACCCGCCCTGACGAGGCCCGGTGGCTCCGGGCCGAAACTCCCTCCGGGGAGTAGGCGATAAGCCAAGGAGGAGATGAGATGGCAACTAAGACGGGCAAATGCCCCAGGTGCGAAGCCAAATTTCCCAACACCAAGATGGGACGGATACAACTAGCAAGCCATTGGGCGAAGTTGCAGAACCAAAGTGATCCAGCCCATACGGCATAACCCGCCCTGACGAGGCCGGATGGTTACCGGCCGAAACTCCCTTCGGGGAGTAGGCGATAAACCAAGGAGGAGGACAGGGATTGACCATGCAGTCATTAGATCAAAACATTAGACTCCTACGGGACAGGTGTCAGAAACAAAGAGCGGATTGGTTGAAACTCAGTGCATGGCAACGCCGCAAACGAAAGCAAGACTCGGGATATCATGCATTTATCATGGGTGAAGAATTTGCTTATTCCGTAGTCATTGGCCTTATCAATAGACAGGGCAACGAAGAAGAAATGCAAAAGTTCATCGGACAGTTGGTAGGGGAGAGCAGTGAATAGGATGACAACCCGCGACAAGGTTATTCAGATACGGGCGGAGCAACCCAACGCCCACGCCGCCCAGATAGCCCGGATCATCGGCGTGACCAGTGGGCGGGTCTACCAGATACTCCAGGAGCTAGGTCTAGCCACGACCATCCCCGGAGCGAAGGGCCGCCCACGCCAGAAGGCCGCGCTATGGGTCAGCCGTAAGGCCAAGGCACTCCGCATCAGGAAGCGGTTGGAGTCGGGACAGGCATACACCGAGGCGGATGGGACGGTCTGGTGGTTCGTCACCGACCTGACGCCTCAGTGGGGCCAGGTGATCGTCTCCACATGGTCCGGCGCGGTCAAGACCGGCGAGAGGGTATATCCCGGCATCGACGCCGCCCTGGAAGCGGAGGTCTAGGATGTACTGCATATCATGTGGCAAGAAGGGAGTCCATTGGCCCAAGAATAACCCGAAGGCTTGTTCGATGAAGTGTCTGGCTTTCCGGGTACTGGGCGAATATGGCTCCGGCGGCGACGGGTTTTATTGTCCTGATTGCGGGTTGGATATCGACTCAGACCATTGCGATATAAGCGGCTCAAGACTTGAATCATCATGGGAGGAACGCGAGAAATGATGGAGACCAAACACCCAAGCCTAGAGTTTCATTGTCCCGCAACGAAGGAGCATATATCCCTAGCATTCGGGTATCTTGCCAACGAGGCGATGATGCCCATATTCCGGGGCGACGAGTTGGTCGCGATGCTACCAAGGGAGGTGCTTATCGCCGCCCTCCGGGAAGGATGGGGCGGGACCGAGTCGGGCTGGTGGGTCGATCCCGCCAGTAACTAAAGGACTCCGCATTAAACGCAATATGTCACAACAAGTCAAAATATGTATACCGTACTATGTCGGGATGTTTACTGATGAGTTTACAGAAGCGATCGACCGAATAAAATCACCTCGTGAATTGATCGTTGAGTCCATTAGTCATTCACAAGCTAATGAGTTTGTGTTCCATCATCACTACCTACACCGACGTTTATATATTGCTCGGAATGTCTCATATGGCCTTTACGCTGGAGGTTTTTGTGTTGGCGTTGCGATGTTTGGTTACCCTGTGTGGACCACTTATCAAGGGTTGGTCCCACCGATGGCGCCAGCAGAATGCCCCGAACTGTTACGGCTTTGCACAGTGGGGGGGCTACCTAAGAACTCAGAGTCATGGTTTATCGCACGATGTATAAAACGGATGATCCCCGACTGGAAACGGGAGACTGGTGTGAGCCTAAAATGTATTACGTCCTTTTGTGACCATAGCATGGGCTTTTTGGGTGCGTTATATCGTGCATCGAATTTTGAAGAATACCGGAAGACCGAAGGGCGTCCAGCAAACCCAGGTTTGCCACATGGTAAATGGGGAGCTAACACGGCATCAGACAAAAGCAGCAAGACGATGTATGTTTATTTCCTTAGTCGATAAATAAGCCCATCGATATTAACGAGTTTTGCAAATTGCTATATAATCGCTTGACAATGGATGCCGTATCCCTTATAATATACATAGTTAAGTAAGGGAGGGACCGAGATGAGATACACAGCTAACGACCGAGTTACATGCTCCGCCTGCAATCGTTCTTTTGCCGCCGTATCCGAATACCATGTCAATCGCAACCGGATCGAACTGACTACCAGTGTTCATGGGAAACTTGGCGGATGTTCCGGCAATGCCCACAGATACAATTCAGCCGGCGAGTTACTCGGCAAGTATGTCCGGGGCGAATTTCAAGAGACTGTATAACGGGTCTTTTAGTTAGCGTTAACCCGGACCAAGCCCTCGGCCATGCGCCGGGGGCTTTTCTTTGCGGCAATCTTTTCTTGCCGTACGGCAACGTTTCTCTACCGTATCGACCACGCTCAAAGTTTATACTTTTCTTAAAAAATCGACGCTCTGAGAGGCCCGTACAGGCGTTTTACCGAGCGAGGTGGACTATTACTACCTCTGTGCTATTTTCTATACCATGCTTTGCTAAGTGTAAAACCGTTATTTAATCCGTAGCTAACGACCATCGACTTGTGATATAATCGAGGTGGATTCATAGCCTATCAGGCATAGGAGACCGGATGAAAACGCCGAACCAAGAACTGCTGGAACTCCAGCGGCATCTCCCTATCAAGGACATTCTGTTGACCACCCTGGAGCAATACCGCGGACGCCGGAACTCTAACGTGATGGCGGCGGCGGACCTGGGCATCAGCGTCCAAACGCTGGCGAACTGGTGCAAGGAATACGAGATAGACATCCATTCTTACAGGCTGGTCCGGTCTTAGGTGGCGTTGCGGATGCACCGGGTCGAGTGTCTCGATTGTGGCAAGGTCGCCATCCGGTTGATACCGGAAGACATCCCGGTCTATTGCGGGAGATGCGGTTCCGCGGCCCTGATGTGGATGCCAACCGCATGACCACGCCCATCGCCCGGACGACCGACCCGTGGACTTCCCATGCTGGCGCGGTGGAGGTTACCGACTCCGGTCGGCGCCGGACCCAGGCCGAGCGATGCCTGGACGTTGTCCTGACCCGTCCCGGCCTGACCGCTGGGGAGATCGGGGAATTGACCGGCCTCGGCCATGTCCCGGCCCAGCGTAGACTCTCAGACCTTAAAGCCGCCGGGAAGGTCGGCGTCGGGATGGCCCGTCAATTCCAGGGCCGTCCCCAAGTGACCTGGTGGCCGACCGACCGGCAGGGAACATTATTGTGACCACAATATTAGGAGGTGGAACCATGAACCAGACGATGCCGATCGTCAAGATTAAAGACCTGGCGATAGCCCTCGCGGCGTACATCGCCCAGAAACGGAGGACCGCATGACAACCTCGGAGACTATCGAGAACCACTACGGCGCCGCCCACGCCCATCTTTCCGACGATGAACTCCTGGCCGAGATGGAGCATATCGGGGCCATCCTGGACGGCTTCAAGAACACCCTCGGCCATCTGGAGCAAGAAGCCTACCGCCGGATAGAGGAACGCGGGGCGACCTCCATCCCGTCCGAGACTTACATCTGCGAGATGGAAACCGGCTTCAAATACGACCAGATGTCCTTCGGGCCGCTGAAGGAGGTCTTCAACGATGCCGACCTCCAAAAGTGCCTAACTCCGGCCCATACCGAGGAGGTCAAGGTCGCGGACAAGTGGACGACCGCGACCGTCAAGAGCTTGGCGACCAAGTACGGCGCGGAAGCCCTCCGGATATTTGAGAACGCCCGGACGGAGAGCCGAGGTCGGCTGAAGTTCGCCCGGAGGGAAACCAAATAATGACGACCGCCATCGAGTCCCAATATCACTTCACCGCCGAGGTTAAGACCAAAGGCAAAGCGAGGAGCGGGAACGGCTGGGCGCTGACGTTGGGCTGGAGGTTCCCAGGTTCCCAGTATGACCTGATCCTCAACGGTCAGGACTGGGAGACCATCGAGGCCCATGATGTTGGAGATACGGTCATCATCACGATCCAGCAAGGCAACCTCAAGAAAGATAAAACCGGCCAATATTCCTCGGACTACTTCTGGGACATGGTGTCCATCGAACAGACATGGATCGCCGGCGATGGGGAGAGGGTGGCGTCCGACGAGGCGCCGCCAGTCCAAGCACCGCCCAAGCCTAACCCGGCCCCAAGGGCGGACCCACCGGCCCGGACTCCGGCGCCCAACATGGAACCGCCACCCAACCCGGCGGCGCTGGGCGCTTGCCATAATCACGCCGTTGATTTCATCGTCCGCGGCGTCCTCCCCGTCCCCGAAGGGCGGGAACTATTCGGCTGGGTCCGGGAACTCAGGGACCGCTTTTACAGGGAGATCAACCAGGCCCCGGTGGCCCCGCTCCATTACTGCTACGAACACGACCAGGAACGGCGGCAGGGGCCAGACGGAGGATGGGGCCATCTGCTACCCAAGGAAGCGGACGACCACGAGAACTCCTACTGCATCGAAGGCCGGGAAGGTTGGAGGGTATTCGACACGAACCAATAGAGCAACCGCTAGACGATGGCCGGTCTGGGCCGAGCTTATCGGCCCACTCCGAGCGTTATCTAACGGAGGGAGGAGGACGACGGGATGAGCGTCAAGATAATGTCCCAGGTCTGGGAGTTGGACATCGACCACAGCGAGATGATCGTCCTTCTGGCTATGGCCGACCACGCCGATGATGACGGCCAGAACTGTTATCCCTCCAACGCATACCTCGCCTGGAAGACCGGGTACTCCGACCGCCAGGTCCGCCGAGTCCTCCGGACCCTAGAATCAACCGGCATCATCACCAGGGTCGCCCATGAAGAAGGGGGTCGAGGACTCGCCACCGAGTACCGCCTAAACCCGGAAAAGGGGGACAAAAAGTCCGCCTTTATGGCAAACAAAAGGCGGACATCCACGACACTAAAGGGGGACATCCTGTCCGAAAAGGCGGACATGGGTGTCCATAAAGGCGGACATAGCTATGTCCCCCCAACCATCAGTAACCATCAACTAAACATCAAGGAACCATCAGGGGACGGCGCCACCGCCAATTTCGATTACCCCGAATGGTTCCAACCGCTGGTTGGTCTGAAGGGATTCAAGGCGACCGCCCACAAGACCGCCATCATCTCCGTCCGGGAAGGCTGCGAGGAGGCCGGCGTCAACGAGGCCGACATCGTCCGGGCCTTTGCGGACTATTACCGGGACGGCGGGAGGGCGACCAACGGCTGGAGCGATCCGGTCGCCGCTTTGGTGAGGACTCTCCCCGTCCAGATCAACAAAACCAGAAAAACCGGGAAAACCGGCAATAGTCCGCCGCCGTCCGATGTTGACCCGGTCGAGAAACACCGCCAAGCTGCCGCCGATATCGCGGCCAGGAGGGCCAACCGATGACACAACCGCCCGATGTACTACAACCGGGAGACTCCAAGTTCCACGCTTATCCCAAGCCGCCCAAGGTCAAGGTCGGGATGGAATCGCTGGGAGACATCTTCGCCCGTGTCCGGGCCGGGTCCACCAGAATCCCCGATGACGCCGTCTGCGGAGTTTGTGATCAACTGCATGGCGACCATCCGGCCATCATCGAATGGAGGGAGTCCCATCCGGGATACCGTCCGAGGGTCTGCCGGTGTCAGTACAACGCGGACGCCGAGGAGTCGGCCAGATTGCGCCGGTACGCCCAAGCCAATTTCCCGTCAGGTGGTCCCCGGACATTCGATAATTTCTATCCGCGGGACGGGGCCGACGACATGCTGGCCTCCGGGCGTATCTTCCGGGACCAGAAAGGACCGCGCCGGATGGTCATTCAGGGCAGTTATGGGAGCGGGAAGTCCCACATGCTGGAGGCCATCGGTCAGGCGTGGCTCGACCGTGGGAAGTTCGTCCGCTACGAGGGCGTCCCGACCCTGATGGACCGCCTTCGCTCCACTTATTCCAACGGGTCGGACGACAGCGTGGACTCGTTGATGCATTGGTATTACGGCCACAGTCTGTTACTCCTGGACGACCTCGGCGCCGAGAAGTCCAACGACGGCGCGGACGGATACGTGGCCGAGCAGATCACGAAAATCTGGGATACCCATCCGTGGTGGTTAGTCATCTCCACCAACAAGACTGAGCGGGAGATGGCCCAAAAGTTGGGCGACCGTCTGGCGTCACGGCTTTATTCTGGCAACCCTGACCTGGACGAGATGATGCTGGTTATCAACACCGCGAAGGACTACCGCGCATGACCAGCGGAGAAAAACAGCCGATTCGCCCGATCTTGTCCGCCATCCGCCGGACCTGTCCGAAATGCGGCGGCGACATGAGCGTCGAACTGTTACGCCCGGACCCGCACGATGCGCCGGTCCCGTTCCTGGTCTGCCCTTGCGGGTATTGGGAAGCGGCGCCGGCGGACATCGAGGCCGAGTTGGAGGACCGTCCCCGGATGCCGGGATTTTAGGAGATGGAAAAGATGACGACATACAACGTCGGAGACCATATCCGCATCGCCGGTCGATGCGGTTGCGCTAAATTGCCCAAGCCAGCCAAGGGAAGTATCCCGGCCCTGGCCCTCCGGGAGTCCAGCGCTTGTTGGCACGGACTGAGGACAAGGGTCATCCGGGTATTCGCAAGCGGCGACTACCTCCTGGAGAACGGAGGCGGTGATGTCCGGCTGGCCCGACCCGACGAGGTCTGCCGCTGATGTCCGCCCACGATAAACATCCGACCCGCGTCTCGGTGGAGGTGGACGGATTCACGTGGCGCATCCACGGCACCCGGCGGACGGGTCAGCGGTGGCATTGCCATCTGGTCGAGTTGGTCGGCCCTCTGCCGCTGGACGGCCCGGTGACCCAACCGCTCCGGGACAAGATACGGACGGCGTTGGCGAAAGCCCTGGAATTGCCGGAGTCCGAGGTCGCCCGGATACCGGCGGACCTGATCCTGGCGTAGAGCAATGATGGAAATACGCCTCACACATATCGATGGCAAGCGAGGATCAACGAACTCCGCGAAGGCCATTTTAAGGTGTCCTTTAATCAGGGCGTCAATATCCGGATGGTTGACGAGGAAAGCGCGACGGCCTTGGCATCGGTGAGGTATTACGATGACCAATTCAAGACCCGCCGACTTTATACGGCCTGGGACAACGTCGGCCAGGAAAAGGTCTTCTTCAAAGGCTTGGAAATGCTAAACCAGGCCGGCATTCCTTCACGGCATCTCATGGTCTATATGCTCATTGGCTATAAACCCGGCGAGACAATGGACGAAATTTTACACCGATACCGGCGCCTCAAGGATGCGGGATGTCTCCCTTATCCGATGGTCTATGACAACAAAAACCGTAAATTAAAAGACTTCCAGAAGTGGGTCGTCCGCCAGTATGACCGATATATCCCTTGGGAAGAATACGATCCGGCCAAAGCGCATTGAACGCTCAAGAACTCATAACCGAGCGTGAACGCTCAAGGAGGTGGCCATCATGTCTGCCTGGAAAGGGCCGATGGCATTTCATCCATATTCCCATCCTCAACTGGGGATGATGACCGCGGACCGGTGGAGTCCGGAAGCCAGTCAATACTGGAGATGGGACCCATACACTGCGACCCATACACGAAAAGCCGCCGAGTGGATGCTGCCGATAGTCCTCGGCGAATTGGAGTCCCGCCATCATGACGGGGAGATACATTGCCGCGGATGCGGTCATCGACGGCAATATATGCAGCGGGGAGTGTGTGATAGATGCTGGCCGATATGGGCCAAAGCCGGAAGGAGGTATGAGGACCGACGCAATCGTGACCGGATACTGAAGCAACGCCAGATAAAGAAGGAGAAACAATGGTTGAAGAAAAGCGGGATACTACTGAAACAAGTCCGGAAACTACTCAAGAGCCCAGAAGTCTTAGCATCAGCAAGGGCGGAATCACAACGGCAGAGGACTTTGCCAGTTTGATGTCCAGCGTGATGTCCGATGTCATCGATGGTCGGTTGTCGCCGCCCGTAGCCAACGCCGTTTGTAACGCTGGCGGGAAGCTCATCAAGATCGTGGAGATGCAATACAAATACGCAGGGAAACCGTCCCAGGCCGTCGAGCAAGTCCCGCCATCGCTACAACTGACGGGTAAACCTAAAACATAACGATGCAACTCATCACCGAGAAGGACTTCCAGGCGACGGTCATCGACCTGGCCCGGACTTATGGCTGGATCGTGGGATTCACTCACGACTCCAGGAAGTCCGAGCCGGGGGAGCCAGACCTCCGGATGGTGCATCCCGACCAGCACCGGGTGATATTCGCGGAGTTGAAGACGGTCAAGGGCAAGCTGACCAAGGGCCGGTTGAACAAGTCCGGGCGCTGGCTCCCAGGACAGGACGAATGGGGCGATGCCCTGACATCCTCCGGCGTGGAGTATTACCTCTGGAGACCGGACGGCCTGGACGGGGAGATCGAGCGGATATTGAGAGGTGAATGATGCCTAGCATCGGAGACATCGTCCGAGCTTCAGACCTGGGGATGGTCGGTGGCCGGAAGTACCGCTGGACAGAATGCCCCGACTGCCACCTCCAGCGGTGGGCGGTCATCAGGACGCTGGACCGGAGCGCCTACCGCCAATGCCAGGAATGCGTCCGGGCGAAGGCGAAGAGGGTCTTCAAGATAGGGAGGGCGCACACCATCGACCGGCCCTGACCCTCCCGCGGATGTACCCTAAATGCTTCAGAGAAGCCCGTAGGGGCGATTTGCTACCACCGGCAGTAGTCCAGACCACCCACGCTATGCGGTATGGTAGAATAGCGGCGCCACCTACGGGTGGACATTCATCCGTTACGGGATGGAGCATTGGTTCCGGGCGCTTGATTTACCGGGTGTCACCCTGACACCTGGTCAGGCGTCCGGGGATGAAATGATATGGCGATGAGGAACCAGAATAGGGGCACTGGCTAAATCGTGGCTATACAAAACGGCAAGGCCATAATCGCGGAAGCGCGGCGCCAGACGGTCATCCAGATGAAGATGGCCGGAGAGACCGAGCAATCCATCGCCGACCAGCTTGGCGTCTCCAAGGCCCAGGTCTGGAACGATGTTAAAAGACGGCTCGCCGAGGTACGCCGCGACGACAAAGAAGCCGTCCAGCAAGAGTACAACCTCCAGCGGTCAAGGTATGAACGGCTCCTCCTCCGGTGGTGGAGTCAGGCAACCGGCCCCGATGACACCCAGGCCGCGAGGGCCACGGGGATTGTCCTGGACATTCTCCGGCGCCTGGACACCATCGGCGGACTGATACCGGAGAAGCCTTTGATCCAACTCCAACAACAGAACGTCATGGTTGGCGGCGTCACCTTCGCGGACCTACTCCGGGAAGCGATGGACGGCGCCGGCCAGGTAGTGGAGGCTGAATGTGTCGATATGGGGACTAACCTGGCCGTGGGCCAAGAAGACAGGGCGGACGGTCAAGAGCTATGACAAGATTGGACGGCTCCGGGTATTGTGTATCGCTGGCGGGTCTCCCGTAACCGGCGAGATCGAAATCCAGCAAGACCGACAATACGGGCTGGATGGCCCAATATCCAGATGGACACGGTGTCCTGAATGCAACCATAAGATACGAGTAACCGGGTTTAAGTCCAAGACGCGGTTGACTGTCCATAACGCGGATAAGAAAACGTGACAACGCTAACCCAGGCTGAGAAGCAGTTCTTGGTTGACCACTCCAGGACTGACCCGGCCTGGTTCTGGGACGCCGTCCTCGGTTGCGCCAGCGTTTACGACAAGCAACTCCAGATGGCGGAGGCCGTCCGGGACCATAACCGGGTCGCGGTCGTCGGCGCCAACGGGACCGGCAAGGACTGGCAATCGGCGCGGCTGATGCTCTGGTGGATGGCGACCCGTTATCCCGCCATCTGTGTTGTCCTCGGCCCGACCCATCGCCAGGTCTCGGACATCGTGTGGAAGGAAGCCAGGTCGGCATACCTCACGGCGAGGGCGCCGCTGGGCGGTCAGATGTACCGGACGGCCCGGTGGGAGTTGGACGACCGGCACTATGCGGTCGGATTCGCCACCGATAACGAATACAACATCCAGGGCTTCCACAGCCCGAACCTCCTGGTCATCCTGACCGAAGCTCACAACATCGAGCAATCCCACATCGACGCCGTCAAGCGGCTCAACCCGGCCCGGATGCTCCTGACCGGCAACGCCTTCGCCAGCTCCGGCGAGTTCTATGATGCCTTCCACGGCGGCGCCGACCTTTACCACACCATCGAGATCGCCGCATCCGACACGCCGAATATCCAACAGGGCCGAGAGGTAATCCCCGGCATGGTGACCACCCAACAGATCGAGGAACGGCGGAAGGAATGGGGAGAGGAGTCGGCCCTATATATCGCCTCCGTCCTGGGCCGGTTCCCGGACAATTTGGAGGACGCCATCGTCCCGCGGTCTCTCCTGATGGACGCGGTCGAGCGGCAACTGGAGCCGGTGGGCGAGGCCATGCTGGCTTGTGACGTTGCCAGATTCGGCGCCGACAAGACCGTGGTCTACCGCCGGCAAGGGAACGTCTGCCGGCTGGTCTGGAAGTCTCAAGGCCGGGACACCCAACAGGTCGCCGGACATCTCAAGGCGATGGCCGAAGATGACCCGGAGGTGGGCCAGATCATCGTGGACGACACGGGCGTCGGTGGTGGCGTGACCGACCGGCTGAACGAGGAAGGGGTGGCTGGGGGACGAGTTAGGATCGTCCCGTTCAACGGTGGGGAGAAGGCCCGGAGGTCTGACCGTTACGTCAACGCCATCGCCGAGGCTTGGCTGGAACTGGGTCAAGCCTTCCGGGACGGCATGATAGACATCGATGACAATCCGTCAGTGATCGCCCAGCTATCGGCCAGACGGTACACCGTCCAGGGAGACCGGCGCATCAAGCTGGAGTCCAAGGACGATTTTAAGAAACGGTCAACGGGCGGAAGCCCCGACGATGCGGACGCTTTGGCGATGTGCTGGGCGGCTACGGGTCCGGGCGTGGGAGTCTGGTGATGGAGGAGTCCATGACATCCGAGGAACCAAAGACTCCAGCGGAATACTTCCGGGACGGTCGGGCGTGGTTGGACGCGGCAGAGAGCAAGGTCGTGGAAGGCCAAGACTCGGCCACGCTGGGTATGCTGGCGATGGCGTCCGCCCTCCTGGGGATATGCTCGCAGTTCATCAAGGAGCAAGGGGACGATTGACCAAGGAACTCCGGTGCAACCTTTGCGGGAAGCTCCTGGCCGAGAAGGCCGAGCGGGGGACGGTCATCATCTGCCGGAGGTGCAAGACCCGGAACGAGGCGGAATAATGCCGTTAACCGTCAAGACTAAGGATTGGGCCGCTGGCCGGCGGTGGGCAAGGCGTAACGCCGTCGCGACTCCCGGCGTGACTTACACCATCGTCCGGGACGGGCGCCATCTGAGCTACCGTTATGAGGATGGGCTGATGTATTGCACCGGGACCGGCAAGCGGGTCGAGCCGTATCGCCCCTGGACCTGGGCCGAGTGGAATAAGAATCGGAAGGCCAAAGCATGACCGCTCCGAAGTCCCTGGCTTGTGTGTTCGATGCCCACGGTGTCTGCCAGTTGGTCGGTTGCACCTGTCCATGTCATCAAAACGAGTTTATACCAATCCTCAATATTGGTTGTCAAAACACTTGCTATTCCATACGGTATCCCTTATAATATACATAGTAAGTAAGTAAGTAAGTAAGGGAGGAACCGAGATGAGCAACCAAGAGATCGCCACCACAATCATCAGCCAGTTCGGGCGGAGCTTCCCACAGATGGTCGGACTTAAGGACGCAGTAGCGATAGAGCGCGGAGTCCAGTTTGGAATAGCGAAAGCGGACCAGGGCATCAACAAGGTAGTAATAACCCTGAACGCGATGGACACCTACGACCTCCACTTCTGGAGAATCACCAACAAGACCACCAAAGAGATCGTCGGAGTCGGGGACATTTACAACGACCAGCTCGGCGGAGTCTTCGAGAATATCACGGGGCTATACACCCACCTCTAAACCACCGAAACCCAACCCTCCAAGCCCCGGCCAATCGCCGGGGCTTTTCTTTTGGTATCAACGAGTTTTCCAAATTGGTGGTCAAAACACTTGCTATTCCATATGGTGTCCCTTATAATATACATAGTAAAGCAAGGGAGGAACCGAGATGACTGAGTACATCAAAATTAAGGGATACGGAGCCAACGCCAGGACATTAAACTACAGAGTCGAACGGACGGAATCCTATTCCATCGTCGGGATGGAGACGGTTTACTACGGGCGGAGAGTTAGGGCTAACAACCACCTACAAGGCTTCGGCTCAGAGAAGCTTATCTGCACCAGCGGTGACTTGAAATTCCGCCGATACCAACTAGAGACGAGGTAAGGAGCGAACGAGATGATTAAGATCACCAAGAAAGCACCCGCCTCCCGCGGCCACGGTCGCGGAATGGATGCCGCATACACACCGGCTCAATACTACATAGAGCAAGACGGGAATCGGCTTGGCGTTATTTTCGGCTCTGAGACTCGACGGGGACGGTCGCCTGAGTGGGAAGTGTTTGAATACCAGACAGATGCCCAAACGGGTGAGGTTACTGGACTAAAGGCACTAAAACGCTTCTTCACTTTCCAATCAACAAGGGCTGGCATATACGAAGGGAGTCCGTTCAAACAAGCCAAAGAGTTCGCGGCTGAATACTTCGCCAACTAACCCCCAACCTACCACCACCCAGCCCCGGCGGAGGATTCATGCCCGCCGGGGCTTTTCTTTTTGGTATCGACGAGTTTTGCAAATTGGTTGCCAAAACGCTTGCTATTCTATATGGTATCCCTTATAATATACTTAATAAGTAAGTAAGGGATGGAGGAACCGAGATGAGTATCATAGTCGAGCAATGGATGGACAAGCTGGCGATAGTAGAGAAATTCGAGAAGGCCGAGGATACCACCCAGACCAACCGGACCCTGAGTTCCAAAGACCGCACCAACCAGATGCGAATCTGCCGAGACCAAGTCCTCCGCGGACGGGAAGAGATGGACCGGATGGCCGACCGGATGACTGAGGAAGAACGGGAGGAGGCGGGACAGTGGTACGAACGCCACCTGGTCGAGGACCGACCCGGACTCTACCTCGGATAAATTAACGACCCGACCCAACCCACCCAGCCCCGGCCAGTCGCCGGGGCTTTTCTTTTGCTCCCCGTTATGCTAGATTTTAACCAGTGGCCTTATCCGGCAAGTGTCCGAGGCGGAAGCCCGAAGCCGGTGGAGGTCACTTTTGCCGTTCTGGGACTTCCTCCGAAAGCAAGAACCGGGCGACGTAGCGGTCGCCGTCCCGCTCAATTATGACGTTGGACCGGCGACCTACCCGGACGCCAGCTTTGAATCATTCGCCACCGAGGGATACGCCAAGAGCGAGATCGTCCACGCTTGCATCCGCGAGCTTGCGGTCAGCGCGGCCTCTCCCCGGTACTACGTCCAGGCTCCCGCCCAAGGTGGCGGCGCCGTCGAGATAACCTCTGGCCTTCTTCACGACCTGACCAGCAAGCCCAACCCGACCTCCGATTGGTACAGTTTTATCGAGACCCTGGTCACATATCTCAACGTGGCCGGGAATACCTACACCCTCAAGGAGCGCAACCGGAGCGGCAAGGTGTCCGCGCTTTACCACCTCCGGCCCGACCGGGTCCGGATCATCGGCGGTGATCACGGCGCCGAGGGTTATATCTACACGGTCGGCGGCAAGGACTACTCCATCCCGCGAGAGGACATCTGCCATCTGGCGCTGCCGAATCCCGGCGGCGACCTTTACGGCCTGAGTCCCCTTCAAGTCCTGGCGCGGAATGTCAATCTCGACTTGAATATGACCGACTTCGCCAAGGTCTACTTCCAGAACGCCGGCGTCCCGTCCGGTCTATTGAAACTCAAGCGGCGCCTCAATACCCAGGAGGAAGCCGCCACCATCCGGTCCCGTTGGCGGTCCCAATTCGGCGGGAGGAACAACTTCCACCGCATCGCCATACTCGATGAAGATGCCGACTATGTCCCGATGGCTAACGCTCCGAAAGACATGGCCCTCCCGGAACTCCACAACCTGACCGAGTCCCGGATATGCGCCGTCTTCGGCGTCCCGGCTATCCTGGTCGGGGCCAACGTGGGACTACAACGAAGCACTTATTCCAACTACCGCGAGGCCCGAATGGCCTTCCACTCCGAGACTCTGGAGCCGATGGTCTCTCGCATCCTCCGGCATCTTAACCGGAATCTGTTTGACGATTATCCGGGTAATGAGACCTTGACGGTGGACTGGGCCGAGATGCGCTCCGGCCTGGACGACCGCGAGGCGATGACCTCCAGAGTCACCGGATTATTCGCCGGCGGCATCGTGACATTGAACGAGGCCAGGGAACAACTCGGCTTGGTAGCTATCTTGGGCGGCGCGATCCGGCGTATCCCAGCGGCCATCTTTGAAGTGGCCGAGGGTACACCGGCCCCGGTGGCCGTTGGCGCCGCTCCGGTGGAGGAGTCGTTGCCGGTCGGGACGCTCAAGGAATGGGAAGACCTCCCGGCCTTGAAGGCGCCGAGGGTAGCGAGACGGGCCGGGATATTACGCCGCCAACTCCTGGAGGACCGGGAGGAGGAGACCGACCAGATGGCGAAGCGGGTCCAGCGGCACTTCCGCGGACTACGCAACCGGGTGGACGGCATCCTGGGACGGTGGATGGAGCGGACTAGCTCCGACTCCAAGGACTTCCCTCCGGGCTTTGATCCTTCCATGTTGGACTTACCGGACGGGATACCCGACCTCCAGGCCATCATCGAGCAAGCCATGACGCGGATGTCCAAGAAAACAGTTGACGCGATAAACGCCACCGGCCTCGCCGGGACGCTGGAGTGGACGGAACAACTACCCTTTGTCCAGTCGGTCTTGGTCCAGGCGCCAGCCAGGGCGACGATGATCCACCGGACGACCAACCGGGCCATCAGCCGAGCGGTGGGAATCGCTCTTGAGAATGGCTACTCCATCGCGCAACTGGCGCGGGGAGTCCCGACCGCCGACCCTCCTTTCCCAGGTCTCCGGGCCATCCTGACCGAGACCGAGAACCGCTCCCGCCTGATCGCGAGAACAGAGGTCATGCGGAGCCAAAATCTGACCTCGGTCGGCTTCTTCAAAGAACAGGGCTTTAACTACGTCCGCGCCGACGATATAGACGGCGACCCGGACGACAACTACATCGACCCTGGCGACCCGTATGGGCGGACATGCGCCGAGCGTAACGGCCAGATATACACCGTGGAGGACGCCCAAAACATAGACGACCATCCCAACGGGACTTTGAATTGGCAACCGATGCCCCGGAATTACAAGCCGGAGGAGACCGCATGATCAACAAGTTTTTTATCTCGGACGCCAAAGTCCTGGACGACCGCGCCGGTATTGTCGAGGCATACGTCAACACGATGGGAATCAGGGACGCGGACGGGGACATCATCGATCCCGGCGCCTTCAACGCCAGCATCAAGTCGAACCTCCCCATCCCGGTACTGGCCGGACACGACCAGAGCAAGTTGGTCGGGAAGGTCTTATTCGCCCAGTCCGAGCCGACCGGCTCCGCGGACGAGCATCGGCTATATACCCGGATGCAACTCAATATGGAGACCCAGGCCGGTCAGGAAGCCTATAGCAACATCGCCGGCGAGTACATCCGGGAATGGTCGGTGGGATTCAACCTCCCAGCCGGTGACGCGGTCGTCTATGACCGGGCCGGAAAAGAGACAACCCGCCGCATCCTAGACCTGGACTGGGTGGAGGTCTCCGCGGTCATCCGCGGCGCCTCGCCTTCAACGTCAACCATCGCGGCCAAGTCGGCGACCGTCAAAGCTCCGGACACTTACTCCACCAGGGAGGAAGCCGAGTCCAGGGCCGACGCATTGGGATGCTCTGGCGCCCACCGGATGGAGGTGGACGGGGAATCCGCCTGGATGCCTTGCTCGACCCATTCGGCTTACGAGACCGCCGCGGAGGGGAGCCGTTATGCGGCCCCGGACCCGGAGGTCAAGCCTTATCCAAACTTCCACGCTTGCCGCATCCTGGAGCCGGACGCATTCGACCGCTTCCGGACATCCTCCGAGACCATCGAGGACGGGGACTTTGACGGCAAGTCGGTCGAGATATTATTCGGACGCCACGCCGAATCTGGAGCGTGGTCACTAACGTCTTACCGGATGCCAGCCGAGGAGTGGTCAGAGACCGAGGCCCGGTCGTTCTGCCGCGCCCACGACGGCATCTTGTTCGAACCAGCCACCGGCGAGTCCATGTCGGACGATCCAGTTGGCGCCGCCTCTGACACGGTCACCATGACCGCCTCGGACACGGCCAGCCATCGGTTACGCCTCGCCCGGATGCGCCTTGAATTGCAAACAAACAGATAACAGGAGACATAAATTGGATACAAAAGAACTGAGAAGCCAAGCCGGTGCATTGCTTGACCAGGCCCAGACGGCTATGGATCAAGGCGAGATGGATACCTTCCGGCGATTAGTTGACGAGGCCCAGGTCACGATGACCAAGGCCGACGAGATCGACGCCGCCGCCTCCCAGGTGCGAAAGCTCCGCGGGGAGTTCAACCAACCATTGAACGCCATCCCGGTGACATCCAGCGATGTGGCGATCCACAACGCGATGGACACCACCGCCCGGACCAAGGGCGACTACAAACCGGCCTCCTGGGTGAAAGGACTCCCGGCGATGGCCCAACCCTTGTGGGTCCAGGAGCAGATGGGCGACAACGTCAAGGACGAGGCCCGGTTTATGACCGACGCCTTCATCAAGTGGTTCCGGTCACCGTCCGAGGACATGTTCTGGAAGACGGCCAGCGCGGACGAAGTCAAAGCCATGCAAGAGGATACCGACGCCGAGGGCGGTTTCTTCGTCCCGGAGCAGTTCATCAACCAGGTCGTACACGACACGGGCGTCCCAGGTTCCCAGCTTCGGCCCCTATGCACCGTCATCCGGGTCGCATCCAAGGACGGGTACATCCCAACCCTGGCAAGTGCGACATGGGCGGCAATAGCGGAAGAAGCCGCGCCGACCGAGTCCACGCCGGTGGTCGGCCAGGTCAGCTTCAGCATCGAGAAGTCCGGCGGTCTGGTCAAGGTCAGCCGCGAACTCCTGGAGGACTCGGCCATCAACCTCCCGGCGTTCCTGTCGCAGATATTCCAGGAAGCGGCGGGACAGTACGAGGACACGGGAATAATCAGCGGTAATAACACGACCCAGTACGCCGGCATCATGTCCGATGGGGATGTGGCGTTCTACACGATGGCTAATGCGACGAGCGTGGTCGGGGCCGATTTGATTGGGACTTATTACGCATTGAACGCCCAGCACCGGGCCAACGCCTCATGGGTGATGAAGTCCACCATCGCGGCACTCATCAACTCGATCGCTATCACCGCCGCCGGGGTGCATTCCATCCCAAGCCTGACCGCGGCACCGGCTGACTTCATCCTCGGCAAGAGAAACGTCTTGGTGGATGTAACGTCTGGCTTGGGTGGGAACATCACCTCAACGGAGAAGATAGGCATCTTCGGCGACTTCAAACAGTATTACATCTTCGACCGGGTGGGCTTCGCCATCCGCCGGAATGACAGTCTATACATGGGCAACGACCAGGTTGGCTTCTTTGCCACTCATAGGGGTGACGGCCAGGTCGGTCTTGCCGCCGCCTTCAAGATTCCGAGAGCCGCCTAATCAGCGGTCAGTTAATAGGGCGCGGGGCTTCGGCTCCGCGCCCAACTCAGGAGGACAACATGCCCAATGTAACTTGCATCCAGAGCTTCTCCGATGGGAGCGGGATCGCCTACGAGTCCGGCGTGGAGTACGACGTGCCGGCCGAGACCATCAAAGCCAACCCGGATTATTTCAAGCAGTCCGGGACCGCGGAGAATAAACAGGCCGACACCGCCGAGGACAAGTCCGACGACGGTGCCACCGAGGAAGTCACCGAGGAAGCTGAATAGTGGCGACTCGCCACACATACGCCAGCTCGGACGACCTCCGGGACTACCTGGCCGGGACAAGTTTCTCGTCCGGCTGGACGAGTGACGCCGGGAGCATCCGGCGCATCCTGGAGGCATCGTCCCGGCGTATCGACCTCTATTGCGAGGGCGGGACGTTTGGGCCGCTGACCGAGACCCGGTTCTACGACATCGGGTCCGGGTCATTGGTCCAGTCTCCCCAGTACGCCGTCCTGGCCGGGACGGACGCCATCGCGACCACGGTCTCCCTGGCGAATGTCATCCCGCTGGACGGCTGGCTGGTCTCCCCGACGACGGTGACGGCCTACGACGACACCGACCGGGGAGCCAGTGCGGTATTAACCGAGGGCTATAACGCGGACTTCTGGCTGATGCCTTACAACGTCAGCCCAAAGACCATCTTCAAATTGAACGAGGACACCAGCAACACTTTGGACGCCGGTCAACAGACCTTATCCATCCTGGGAAGCTGGGGATATACCGCGGACACGTTGTCCGTCACTACGGCGGACGCTATAGGCTCCACGACCGCGACCTCCATCAGCGTCACCAGCGCGACCGACCTGGGACCGGCCCAGACCATCTTGATCGATTCCGAGCAGCTTTACATAACGGCCATCAGCGACAATACCCTGACCGTCCAGCGGGGCGTCAACGGGACGACCGCGGCCACACATTCCGGAGGCGCCGCGGCGACCCGGTACGACTACCCGGAGCTGGTCGTCCAGGCTTGTCTGGACATCGCCAAGCTGACCTTCCGCAACCGAGACCTCGGGGCGGTGGGTAGCATCGGCGCCGGGGAGATGTCGATGACGGTGGCCGAGGGAGAGGTCCGGTCGGTCTTGATGACCCTGGAGGACTTCCGGGTGACCGGGACCAGCAACGGAGTGATCTTTTAATGGCTGAACCATTCGGCGTCCATTTTGAGGTTACCGGCCCGGTCTTTGACGGCTCCGGCCTCCGCGTCATGCAAGGCATCATCAACCGGGGGCTATTCGACATCGCGACCCTGGAAGGGGCCAACAAGGTCAAAGACCAGCTTTATGGCCCTCCGGCTTCGCAGTATTGGCAGTCGAAACCGGCTGACCGACACGGCGCCCATACCCGCGACCTCAAGCGGCGAGTTGCCGCCAGTCAACCGTCCGACAATCTGGCGATCTTCAACGCCGGCGGCGTCCATTACGCGCCGAAGATCGAGGCGTTGTATCACATGTTTGAGAACGCCACCAAGGCCATCGAACGGGACAAGGCCGCGCTCTATCACAAGTATATCGGCGGGGCTTTGATCGAGGCGTTCGATTGAGCCGCTCCGGAGCATTGGACAGGATCGATGTCTTGTTATCGACCATCACCGACCCGGCATTCGCCGCGGTCATCCGGGCCGAGCCTCTGGCGTTGTCCGGGACTCCCGTCCTGGCGTACTGGGTCCAGGGCCGGACCAACGGCTGGCAGACATTGTCGGATATTGGCTCGACGACGACCATCATGGTCCGGGCTTATTTCCGGCTCCAGGCATCGGCTGATGTCCGGGAAAGCATCGAATTGGAACTCTGGGACGCGATGGTGGAGGTGGACACCAAGCTCCGGTCGGACGCCAACCTTGACGGGAATTGCACCGACTCCACGGTCGGGTCGGCCACGGTCGCCACGCTGGACATGGGCGGGGCTTTATACCGCGCCGCCACCATCCCGTTTGAGATTCAGCTTTACGAGGAAGTAACCATCACTCCATAGGGAGAGGATATGGCAAAGAAAAGCGGACTCGGTCAACAGATATTCGTTCACGGTTACGACCTGAGTGGGGACGTTGCGGCCATCGACAACGCCGGGAGCCCTCGGGAATTGCTGGACACAACCGCCCTCAATTCTTCAGCCCACGAGCGGGTGGTCGGACTGTCGGACGGGAACATCTCGGTCTCAAGTTGGTTTAACGATGCGACCGAGCAAGAGCATGCCGCCTTCAAGGGACTGGTGACCACCGACCGGATCGTGACCTGGGCATTCGGGGCGACCCGCGGGGACGTTGCCGCTTGTCTGGTCGCCAAGCAGATCAACTATGACCCAAGCCGTGGGTCGGACGGGTCGTTATCTTTCACCATCGACACCCAGGCCGCATCGGGGGAGCCGCTGGAGTGGGGGAATACCCTCACAACCGGCAAGGAAACCCATAGCTCGGCGGCGGTCTCCACCAGCCGGGATGATGGTGCGACCACCGGCTACGGTCTGGTCGGCATCCTATCAGTCACTGCTGTTGATTCGGGAACAGCGACCGTGAGCATCCAACAATCAGCCGATAACGTGACATTTGCGGACATTCTATCTTTCGTAGCGGTGGACTCCTCATCGACCCCAACTGCTCAGAGGTTGCCTCTCAGCGGGGCGATATTGCGATACCTCCGGGTGAGGACAACCGGGACATTCACGAATTGTGATTTTTGTATGGTAACCAGGAGAGGCACCCTGCAAGATGATGTCAGCCTCAATCCGTAATGGACGACATCCAGGAGGAATTGCGCCTGGCGCGGGAGGAGTTAGCACGGCTAAAAACGCCGGAGGACAAGTCCGAAAAAATCCAGATGACGAGTTCGGATATCGTCCGGCTCGTGATAGCGGCGCCGGTGGTTTTCGTATGGCTGTTCCTGGGGAGCCGCATCATCATATCGGCAACAACAAGTCAGCATGTCCTCAGTAATGTGGAGCCGCTTGTTATGACTTTATCCATCTTGACCATCCCGGTTACGGGCATACTCCAGAGCTTATTCGCCGCACCAGGTAATGGTAAATGACATTATTTGAGAAGATATGCCGCATGGTGGGAGACCGGCGGATACCGTCTCCCAAGCTGCCAGCGTTCAAAATGTTTCGGGTGGGCTTTGCCAACCGTCATGTGACCACGGTCGTAGTATTTGCCATTGTGGTCAGCGCGGCGGCGGTGGCGGTGGGTCTGTACTTCGCCATCAAAGATGTGGCGTCCTCGACCTACAACTGGCCGGAGCCAGCCGAATACCAGGTCACCGCCGAGGGACTCCAGACGATGGGCAAGAAGAACAAGGACTACCCGGACGGTACAGAGTCACAAACCCTATCCATTCGACTAGGCGACGGTGCCCGGATTAGTACCCTCCGTGTAAACGCCACCCATTTGGGCCGCGCTGGCATAACCAAGGCTTTTGATATCAGCCCATTAACTACCGGCGTCACTGGCTCAAAGGCGTTTCTATTTGTGGGGACTATGACCATCACTGATAGCAGTTTTCCGACGTTTTCCATGTCCGAGTCCCAGGTTGCCAATCTGACAACCGGGTTGAAATGCGATGGGCACACAATGGCAGCGACCCTATCGCCGAGTGTTCCGGAGCAAGTCCTCTCGTCCAAAAGGCTATCTTCCGAATACCTGGTAGACGGCAGCGTTGTCGATCGGGTCCAGATTCATATCACGGGGAATTCCGGGGCATACGTGGACCAGTTGATACTTAGTGGAGTGAAGGCGCATACTGGCTCCCTATCATTAAACCGGATGCGGATCGGGAGCCTGACCAGTAATAATACGAACATGATAGGCGACGGATCGGGCGTGGATAGCGCCTCGTGCGTGTATGAATCAAGCACCGAGGCCAAAAACATCTCATCCTCTATCCAAGACGTCCCTATCCTGGTGCAATAATGAAACACCTTGGACTTATCGGCGCCGTCCTCCCGCTGGTATTACTAGCGGTCGGCCTGATCGGTTGGGTGCTGACGGTCAGGAATGACGTTACCGACGCGGTCAAGCAGATAACCGCCGTCCAGGAGGAGGTCCGAGCCATCAACGAGCGGATGGAGAACGAGCGGACGCTCCGGACGACCCTCCACGCCGACCAGGCGGGAGACCTGGTGGACATAACCAACGATATCACCGAGCGCATCAACGGGCTGGAGACCGACCTCGTACTGGCAAACGATCAGATGGCGACAATCATGGGCGACCATGAGGGATTCGCGGACGTACTCCGGGAGCTGGGAGAGATCGGGGTATTGCCGTCCGGGGAGCGCCGGGAGTATGGCGGGTACGGCGGCAAGTGATGCGGAGGATGAGCAATCGACTCGATAACGGACTGGACCGGGACGGCTTTACCTTGGGAGTAACCCTGGACTGGAGCCATGTATTCCTGGGGATAATCGGCATCTTGTTTTTAGCCCTGGCCTTCTTTGTCGGGCTGGCTTACGGGGTGGGCGTTATATGCGATTCCTAGCGCTAATAGTTTTGGCTGGTTTGGTCGCCATCATCGGGGGCGTCCTGATGTTGGGCTGGTTATATGAGGGGCCGCGGCGCCTGGTAAGACTCGCCGCTGTTAAGGCGTATTGATGTGCTGGTTCAACCGACATTGGTGGCGACCGCATCCGGAGGAGTGGGCCGTCCGGGTCTGCCGTATCTGCCGAGCTAGGGAGCAAGCGATGTACCATTCGGCGACCGGGCTTTACTGGATACGACTTTGAAGACGACCGCCTTCCGGCCACAAATCCTCGCGAGTATCGTGGCTTCGACGATCTTCTGCACGTTCACGGCATGGATCGGGTGGAAAATGGATGCGACCGAAATCATCACTGGATTAACCGGGGCGTTTATAGGTTTCCTGGGCGGCATCTCCCTCCGGATCATCGACTCCGGGACGGACGAGGACAAGGAATGATGGACCGCGGACTACTGATCCATTTCAAGATGGACCGCCCTCGGGACCACTGGCGGGAGGTGAGTTGCAAGGAGGTCGGATGCGTCAACTATGCGAATGGTTGGAAGACCATCCTACCGGCGAATGATATAGCCAATATCGAAATGATCCGCCGGTCGAATCTGGGCTTCAGGGAGGAGCGCGAGGACGGCCTGGTCGTCTTCGTATTTGCGCCGGGTCAGGAGTGCTTCACCGGCCAAGGTGGAGGCCACCGGGTAGCGCTAGAGCGTGACCCGATAATGACCCAGGACTCGCGGATACTAGAACCGCTGAATTTTATGGATAATTGGAACGACCACCAATATCGGAGGAGTGTACACAATGGCTAAAGAATCAGGTTTAGGCATGAGCGTTATCATCGACGATTCGGGCGGATCAGCCCGGACTATATCCAATGACATAACGAGCATCGACATCGCCACGCCGAGAGAGGAGCAAGACATCACCGGGTTGGACAAGTCGGCCAGGGAGCGGCTCTTACTCCTGGCGGACTTCACGGTCTCCATCTCCGGCGTATTTAACGATGCGTCAAATATGAGCCATGACGTATTCAAGACGGTGCCGTCGTCCAGCGTGGCGCGGACGACAACGACGGCGATTAGCGGTCAGACCTTGCCGGGAGAGTTATTCTATACCGACTATGCTCTGGGCCGGTCATCCTCCGGCGAGCTAACGTGGTCGGCTCCCGGCGCATTGGCCGGCGGCGTTGTCCCAACGTGGGCCTAAGTGGTGACGGCTAACGGGACGAAGGCCCGAAAGGGCTTTCGGATTCCCGACCAGACGGCGCACCTCACATTCTCAGGAACCGACTACGATGGGGCCGAGATATGGGTTAGGCTGAACGTCAGCTTCCGGCATTATATCGCCCTACGTGAAGCCGCCGAAGGTGACGACCAAGCTAAGATGGCGGCTCTTTTCGGCGGTGATGTTTTGATGAGTTGGAACCTAGAAGATGATGCCGGCCAACCCATACCGGCAAACGGGGAGGGGATGCTTGAGATTCCGCTCTCCCTGGCGATGCTCGTGGTCCAACATTGGGTCGAGGCGGTGTCGGGAGTGTCCAGCCCTTTACCCGAAACATCCGGAGATATAAACATGTTGGAGGCGGCATCGACCGCGATGGAAACCGAATAAAAAAACCGTGGGAATTGGAGGAGGCCGAATTGATTGACGGTCTTTGCCAGAGATATTCCTGCCTACCCTCCCAACTCCTAGAGGAGGATGCGACGATTCTCCGGATGTTGGCCATAGTACAAGAAGGCCAACCGGAAGAGGCTGATGGCAAACCAAGTTGAAATAACAATCACAGCCGACCCTAAGAATGCCGAGGCCGGATTCAAGAAGGTCAAGTCGGGGTTCCAGGGGATGAAGGATAGCATCTTGAAAAACAAGAAGGCTATCGGTCTTGGCGTGATGGCTATGGGAGCCGGCATCGAAGGGTTGGCCCGGTCGCAAGCGCCTTTGACCGAGGCTACCAAGAAGCTGGCGAACCAGACCGGGTTCGCGGAAGACGCCATTCGAGATATGGCGACCGAACTTTCTAACGCTACGTTCCCTCTAGAGTCGGCCTTGGCTCTTATGGAGACCGGCGCACAACAGGGGCTAGAAAGTGCCGCGGCCCTCAAAGAGTACGCCAATTTTTGGGATACGGTCGGGGATGCTACCGGCCTTGGAGCGGAGGAGTTAGCCAAGGCGGCGGCGGGATTAAAGGCGGTCGGGGTATCGGCCGGCGAGGAGGGTGAGCTTCTCAGTGCCTTCGGACTCATCCAGAACGAAAGCACCCTGTCCGTAAAAGAGTTTATTGACATGGTGGGCAAGCTCGCTCCCGAGATGACCGCGATGGGCCTGTCGGTGGATGACGCGGCCACCTTCGTGACCACGATGCAACGGGAGCTAGGTTTAACCGCCAAGGTCGCCCAAGCCGAGTTCAAGGTTGCCCTCCAACAATCCACGACCGGTCTTGACGGTGTGAAAGAAGCCCTTGGACTAACCGATGCCCAGCTTGAAAAATATCGGCAGAAACTAGAGGAGTCATCCGGGGTCATCCAAGAGAACGCCGACGCTCACATGGAGACCAAGACTAGCCTCGAAAAGTTGAAGTCGGCGTTCGACGACGTGATATTCGCGAACGGGGAATGGCTAGCCAAAGCCGCCGAGATATCCCCACTCCTCCTCGCGACCGGCCCAATCATCGCCGGGTTCAATATCATATTAGGATTCATGACTCCGGTCCTAACGGCGGTCAAGGCTCAGATGATTGCCCTCAACCTATCCATGGGTCCGATTGCCCTAGTCATCATAGGAATCGCCGCCGCGATAACCGCCGCAATCTTGATCTGGAAGAACTGGGACAAGATAATCCTCGCCTTGAAGAAAACCCTGGAAGTCCTCAAGGCCACTTTCAAGACCGTTTTCGACTTCATAAAAGAGATCGTCTCCAAAGTATTCGCCAAGATAACTGACCTATAC